GGACTAAAAGTACATATGACTAATATATGTTCAGAAATAACATTAACAACAGATGAGAACCACAGCTTTGTTTGCTGTCTATCATCATTAAACTTAGCTAAATATGAAGAATGGAAAGACACTAACCTTATATACCACGCTACGTGGTTTCTTGATGGGGTTATGGAGGAATTTATTCAAAGAGCAAAAGGACTTAGAGGTTTTGAAAATGCCATTCGTTCTGCTCAAAAAGGAAGAGCGCTCGGATTGGGTGTACTTGGATGGCACACATATCTCCAAGAAAAGGGATTACCTTTTGAAGGTTTACTTGCTCAGTTTGAGACTAGGAAAATATTTTCACAAATTAAAATCGAAAGTGAAAGAGCCTCAAGAGATCTTGCGGAAATTTATGGAGAGCCTTTATGGTGTATTGGTACCGGTATGCGTAATACTCATCTCCGTGCTATTGCTCCTACTGTTTCTAATAGTAAGCTTAGCGGTAATGTTTCACCGGGTATTGAGCCGTGGGCTGCAAATGTTTTTACAGAGCAAAGTGCGAAAGGGACTTTCATTAGGAAAAACCCGACGCTAGTAAAGCTGTTAAGAAAATTAAAAATTAATAATAATGAAACATGGGATAAAATACTGGCTGATGGTGGTAGTGTTCAAAACATTAGTGAGCTTGATGGTATTACCCTGGCTCATGACATACCCGCCAAGGAAGTTTTTAAAACCTTTAAAGAGATCAATCAATTGGAGTTAGTTAATCAAGCAGGTCTTAGGCAGGAATATGTAGATCAATCAGTTAGTTTGAATTTAGCATTTCCTTCTGAAGCAACACCTAAATGGTTGAACAAAGTTCACTTTGATGCCTGGAAGAAAGGTGTTAAGACTTTGTATTATACTAGAACAGAATCTGTTTTGCGTGGCGATATAGCGCAGAAAGCTATGAGTGAAGATTGTTTAGCGTGCGATGGATAAGTATGCTATACACATGCGTATTATGCATATTAAAAAAAGGGCTCTCGTATTGAGGGCCCTTTTCATTTACAGGAATTTGTGGGTATGGTACGCCCAATTTATTTATTCCTTTTTTTCTTTTTAAATCTACTAACTCTTCCTTTACTATTTTTTTCTTTTTGAGCAGCTGTTTTTTCAGCAGGAGTTAACTCGCTCCAGGTTGTAGCTGTTTTGCTATTTATTCTTTTCTTTGGTCTGAATAAGTTTTCACCACCGCTATAGTCTTTATCTCCACTAGGTGTCTGCCATTCTTCTTTAAACCAACGTCTAAGAGATGCCCCCTTTTTGCTTTTTCTAACTTTGCTTAATGGTGATTGGTACATTATTTTATTTTTGTTTTAATCTTAACTACTCCTCTTTTATTTGTTTTAACCTTTGTCTTAACTTTTTTATTACTATTTGTTTTTTTAACAGTAGGTTTAGCTTTGCTAATCTTAGGTGAGGGAGATTTTGTTTTTACAGTTTTAATCTCCGCTTGCTTAGCGCTAGTAAACGTAGCCGGAAGCTTTTCAAGTTTTTTTGATTTTTGCATTTTTTTACTAATAGCTTTTGCTCCTTTTAGTTTTTTACTAGTAGCCCTCATGCCGGTAGAAGCTTTTTTTGTAGGTTTCTGATTGCTTCCTGCTTCTGTTATGCTTGGCAAATTGCCAACTTTAGGTTGTGCAAAGTTTTTTGCAACATTTGCTCCTAAGCTTGCTCCTCCTGTAACCGAAGCTGCTACTCCTTTAATCAATCCTTTTCCAAAGGATTTTAATTGCTTTCTTAAATCTAAATCTCTCATAATTATTATTTTTACTTTTATTTATTATTTTTTACCTTTATTTTTTCTACACTTAGCTATTGCTCCGCTAGCATAAGCCGACGGAAATACCTTATACTGTGCTTTAACTTTTTTATAGCAAGCATCTTTTAATTTGAATGGTGATCCGCATTTAATATTCATAGTTTTTGTTTTAGTATGTCCAAAGGACATTTTGTGATTTATCTTTATCTATATCTACATGTATAAATGTTGAACCCATACCTATTCTTTTGAATCCAACTTCTCTTAATACACCTTCAAGTTTAAACCTGTCTGTAGAGTTTTTACATGCAATGTCAACCGCTAAGCCTTTTAAATGTGACGAATCAGGTTTCCCTCCAACAGATTTATTATGTTCAACTGTTCTAAACCCTGAGTTAAGATTAATAGCTTTACCATATTTTTTACGAGCAATATCTAGCATGCTTATAAGTTCATCACTTACATTTTTACCACTACCTTTTAAGTCTGGAGAATCAAACTCTCCGTAAGTAAAATATTTAAACTTCATTATTTTATACCTTTTTCTTCACCTATTTTTAATATGTATTCTTTTTTCAACTTAGCGCTTTTGATTCTTCTATAAGCGTTAGCTTCTTCTAAGCTTAATTTTGATCCAACTCTTCTTAAATAAGCTTTATATTGCGCTTTTTCTTCTGCTTTTTTATCTTTCTTAGCTTGCTTAGCTTCCATTTTTATAAGATCAAACTCCTCATTTTTAGCACCAACATTCCAAGTTCTCCACCCTAGAGCTAATGCTATTCTTTGCATTTCACTATTTCTATTGTCAAACATTTCAGCCACACCTCTAGCTTCTGCTAAAGCTCTATCTAAAGGTAAATTAAGAGTTGCTGACGCTACATTCCCAATTACACTATATGTTGCAGAAGGATTAAACTTACCGTCTATAGTCACGCTCCATGGGTGTTTCTCCATTACTGCTTTGTCAAATTGGTAAGCCTGTATTGCTGAGTATATTTTTCTAAGTTTAGATCCTATAGCCGGAGATATGTTAGCTGCTTCAAGAAGCGTCTTAGCTTGATCACCTTTAAAACCTTTATCAGCTTCTCTTTTCCAAGTATTGAATGTATTTTTTAAAGTAGTGACAACAGCCCCGTATATACCAGTACCTCTGATAATAGAATCTGCCATACCATTTAAAACTCTAGATGCTTTTTCTTCAAGTTTTTCATCTCTTTTAACTTTATCTTCCTCTTCTTCCTCATCAAAACCAGGTATTAATGCAAATGCAGTCTGAGACAGTGCGTTAAATATAAAATTCATCAAAGCTCCATAATATAGTATCCTAGATATATGAGTCTTTGGGTCCCCACGTCTGTTTATAAGATCCTGACCAGATTTTTTCATTAACCTAGTGTATTGCATAGTCGTGTTCTGAAAAGATAATATAAGACGTCCCGCAACGCTTCGCTGTTGTTGAGACACTAAAGCAGGATCACCTGATTGCTGTGATTCGTCAGAAAGCTTACTCATATCTTCAAAAGCTTTTGTTTCTGCTTCTTTTACATCTAAACCTTGCTTTTTATAAGTATTAACTCTATTTCTATAAAAAGTAGCACCACCTGAAGATATAGCAATACTATCCGCTATTTGTGTTGGTGAAAAACCTATTTTTAACAGATAAGCTATAATTGAACCTATTTTATCTTCCGTGTTTTTAGCTGCATTAGCTATTTCAGATTCTTGTACATCAGATTTTAAACCACTTCTACGTTGTTTTAATTTATCCGAATTGAATATCATAGCCCAATCTTTCCAGTATTGCGGTTGATTAGCAAATGCCAATGCTGCTTTAGCTAGATTATTATCTGACCAATTTAAAAAGTTTGTAACAGAAGTTAATTGTAACAAAGCTGATCTTCTGTTAAAAAACATTATCGTACCTATAGAGTTATTAACCCACTTTAGCCATCTGTTTGTTATAACATCTCCGTTTTGATTAGGGCTATTGCTACCTGTCTTCATAGCGTATATAGCGTTTTCAATAGCAGTTCTTGATGCTTTACCGTACAATGCCTCCACTTTATTTAGATTCTTTTCACTAAATATTATATCAACGTTTTCAATAAACTCTTTTAAATATTCTTTTCTATTTGTTTTTTCAGTTAATGTGTTTAAATCACTTAAGGTTGTTTTTGCTTCCCAGTATTCAGTAGGCGCAGGCCACGTGTCTTGCTTGGATACCAATAATAAAGCATCTGCAAAAGCACTAAGCTCAGGATCATTTGCTACAACGTCATTTAATTTTTTGTTATCTCTCTTAGTAAGACCTGGTATTTCTATACCTGCTTTGTTCCAAAGATAAACACGAACAGCACCGTCATAAGTAAAATCAATACCTGGAACTAGCTTGTTTAATTTCTTTTTAACAGGTTTAAATATTTTAAAAAGAGCTTTAGTGTCGTTCTTTATTGTTTCTCTTGCGGCTTCTACTGCAGCAACACCTTTAAAATAAGGATCCATCAATGCTTCTTCAAAGAATTTTTGATCAGCTTCACCTTGCTTACCTTTACCTGCAAACTTATACTGGGTTAATCCTCTAAAGTCTTCAGCTGAAGGCGAAACAAATATTTTAAACTTACCAACTTTCTTACCTCTTCTTTGCGCTACCCCTTTAGAAAACTCTTTAAAAGACTCTGTACCAGTTTGACGCTCAATCATATCATTAAAGCCCTTGTCTAAACCTTTACTGAATTTAATCTTAGCTTGTTGCACTTTACCTTTCACATCGAAAGTATTAAATACATCTTTAACAGCTTTGACATTTCCTAAATGATCATCAGCAAAGTAAAAATCATTATAACCTTCAGCTACTTTACCAACCATCCAATTAGCTTTTGCCTTAGGATCACCATCAGCTAAACCGGTAATATTTTCTAATGGAATATCTAAACCAAGTTCAGCTAAAAATTCCTGTATAGGACCTGCAGCATCTTGAGGCCTAGCAGTTAAAACAAACACATCTTTAGTACCTCTAGCTTGCGCTATTTTTTTAGCTACTTCAAACAATGGGCCTTTTTTACCATCCATAACCTTGCTAAATTCACTAAAATCAAATATAGCGCCTTCAGCTTGCATCATGCTCGCGTCTTTTGCAAACGTGGCGGCATCTATAGAGCCTTCTGTGCCATCCGGCATTGTATATAGTACATTACTATTAGTTCTAGCTAAAGTATCATCAAAATCAAATACACGTATTTTTTTAGGCGCACTAGAAAAACTAACGGATCTACCGTTATTAATTGCTTTTTGAATAGTGTTTGACCTATCAAGTAATTTTTTACTGGTTACTTTTTCTTTAAAAGGATATGCTAATTTTTTATTGTTTATAATGTTTGCCTTGTTCAACGCAGGCGCTAGCTTAATGAATTGATCAATAAATTTTTGAGAATCTTTCTTAGTAAACTTAGGATCTGTTAATTGTCTTTCTACCAGTTCACCTTGCTTTTCTATAACGTCTGGCTGAAGTTGCAAAGCAGAATCGTCTACTTTAACACCGTACTCTTGAGCCATACTTAAACCTGTGTTTGGATCTATTAAAGAACTTAACCCAATGCCTGATTTTATTAAACGTATTACTGGATCATTAAGCAAGCTATATCCCTCAGGTAAAGTTCCGTCTAATCCAGCGTCATCAATTTTAGCATCATCTTTAACTGATAATTGAGTTTGATAGTAATTCTTTTTAACATAAGGCATTACATCTCCTACCTGATTATTAACTATAGCCCACAACAAAGTTCCTCCTACTGTTGAAGCAGGTGGATTGTGTTCTTCTCTATATTTTTTACCTCTTGTTTGATTTGGTTTTCCAGACAAAGCATATTCAAAAACTTTTGATTTATACTTAAAACCTGCTGCTATTTTTATAAAACCAGAAGTTGCTTGGTACCCTCCTTCGATAATCATTGCAGCAATTTCCTTAGGCATACCACCCGCTACAGCATCCTGTAGTTCATAAGCAACCCTTTCCATAAGTAGCATGTTCTGTTTAAACTTTTCAATTGCTTTTACTCCAAAAAAGTCTGTAGTAACTCTACCTGTTTTGTACACAGAAGCGTCTACTGAATTTTTAGCGGCTAATTTTCTAGCAGCAATATAAGCTGGATCAGACGATCCGTAGTACAATCTATTAGTATTAGCCACTAATGTTGCATTTCCATCACCAACTTTAGCAATAGCTTCAAGCGTGGGAATTTGAATTGTAGTAATGTTTTTTGCTTTATTATACTTAGTTCCTGCTTTTATCCAATCACCATTACTTAAAGCGTACCAAACTTGATTTGGCGAAAATTTTACTTTGGGATTAGCTGCCAGCCATTTGTTTAATTTATTAGCATCAGCTCCTGATTTGCCAGGTCTAGTTCTTATAGCTCCTGAATTTTTTAAAGCACCACCATCAAAAGCTTCTAATGATAAATTGTATTTTATTATTATCTTTTCAAAATCTTTTTGTTTTTGTACTCTGTTTTTATTGTTTATAGCTTGTTTTTCTATACCAATAATTTCATTAACTTTCTTACTTGACCTAGCATTAGCTATTTCTGTAAGCGCTTGTCTTTTACCTTTGCTAAATTTAACCGTGCCTCTTTCAATATCTCTCGACACTAAAGCTACAGTATTATCTCCTAAGATTTCTCCCAAAGCTTCCTGATTATCTTTGAATTCTTGTCTTACATCGCTAACAAAATCCCCGGCTTGCTTGCCTTCAAACTGTCCGATTACGTCTTCGTCTAAATCTTTCTGAGTAACTACTTTATCGTTTTTTAATTCTGAAACAAAAACCTCAAATCCAGCTTCTTCTGCTAATGCTTTTCCTAGTGATTCTCTTTTACCGCGTATAACTTTTCCATCACTTCCAACAAAATTTGCTACAAAATCTTCGTCAGTAATGCTGTCTTCAAACCTGCCATCTACTTCTTTTTGAATAGCTCTTCTAACTATTTGATTACCAGATGTTCCTCCTTTTTTATTAGTAGAAACTTTTTCACGGTCAATTTCTTTACCTACCCATTCTGGATAAGGAACAAACTTTGGTTTAAAAATATCATTACCGTTGCTGTCTTTTTTTCTTTTACCATCACTATCTAAAGCATAAGTACCTCCAACAGATTTTTCTATAGCCGCAGGTATAGCCGATTGCAGATAAGTGGTTGTCATGTTCTCTAAAATAGATTTTTTATTATCTATTAAAAACTTTTGATATGATCCATCTTTAGGATTACCCATGCGATTTATTATCTGCTTAGGTAAAGCTTTTGGATCTTTAACAACATTCCCAATAGCTTTTTTAATTTCTGCTACTAATGGAGTCGTTTGCGCATTTTTACCTTTAGGTCTGTCTGATAATTTTGATTTTAATTTACTTGCTACATTTGCAAGCTTTGTTTTAATTTCACTAGATATAAAACTAGGTATTAATTTAGGATTTGAAATTAATGGCTTATATTTTTTTCTAGTATCTGCTGTTGGTCCAGAATCTTCTTCTGTTGTTTTACCTTGAGCCTCTTTATTATCAAGGTCTGTTTTCTTTTTTTGATCCGCCGCTTTTATAGCTAGTTTTTTAGCAGCATCTAACTTACTAAAGTTTACATTAGAAAAAATAAATTCAGCAAAAGTAACAGGATCGTTATTGCCTGCTTTTTTTCTTTCTGCTGCAGGATCATATCTTACCGCTCTGTTTTTAACACTATTCAATGTTTCAATAAACAAATCCCCTCCACCAAATCTACCTTTGATAATATTGCTAATAATACCATTAGGCTTAAATGCTTTGTCTATTTCGTTTTGTACTTTTTTATTTTCCTTGTATTCTTTGTTGGTTGTAATTTCTTTAGGTACTAAATTATTTATTTGACCTATTACCGATTCTTCACTAGTATCAAATCCTAATGTCTTAGGTTTTGGCTTAGCGGCTTCTTTTTTTCCAGCAATTCTTATTTTTGTTTCTAAGTTGCTTACAAGAGATTGAAACTGTTCTGGGTCATAGTCAAATTCATTTTCTTTCAAAGTATTTAACTCAGTTTGTAAACTTGCTTTACTAAAGCTAACTTTTTTATCAACGTCTGTTGTTGTATCAGAAGTAGGTAAATCTTTTATAACTTTACTTTCTTTAGCTTTCTTAATATCAGCTGTAGTTAGAGTACCGTCTTTTAATTTTTTTCCTAATCCAACAACAAAATTAAATATATCTTGCTCTCCTCTAAAATCAAATTTATAATCGCTACCAAATGTTTTTTGAATCATAACACCAAAAAGACCAGAAATACCTTTTGCTTTTTGTACATTTGTTATCTGATCATCAGCAACATATTCCATGAATCTAGATATTACTTCCGTAGGATCTATATTTCCCGCATCATCATCAATACCGTCTTTTATAAATTTATCGTAAGTTTTTCTATCTGTAGCTTTTAAAGTTGACAAAAGTTGATCACTTATACCTTTAAAGGCAGCATTGTTTTTAGGATTGCCTAATAACATTTCAAAAGCCTTGTGACCTACTTCATGTGTTTTAATATACTTTCTTTGATTTTTTACTTGGTTTTCAACAATAGCAATCATGGTACCACTAGCTGGATTCCAATAGCCATCATTGCCGTTTTTTAGCTTTAATATTATTTTCTTTTTATCTTCAGAATCAATTGTATCGTCATTATTAACTTCAACTATAGCTTCATCTATAGTTTCTAAAGATTTAAAGTTTTTAAACAGACTTGAATTACTTCTACCTAGTTTTTTGTTTTCTACTCTAATTTTATCTCCAAAATAAAGATCATAAGCTCTATCATTTATATCTTCTTTACTTGCTTGCTTACCGTTTCTTTCACCAGACAACATAGCGTCTGCGGTGTCTAAATATTCCTGAGATTCAGATCTATTTAACCCTTTAAAAGCAGCCCATTCTGTACCATTCTTAAGCATGGTTTCATCTTTAACCGCTTCGTTTCTTGCTTTAACCGCAACATCGTATTGTGATTTTACTTCAGCTATTAATTGAGCTCTTTCCTTGTTGCTTATATTAGGGTTTTTTTGAATTTCTATTGCTATATTTTCTAATTCAGCCTGTTTGTTTATAATTTTTACTACTTCGTTTTTTGCGCCTTCTGTTAAATTATTAGTTACAATTACTTCTTGCTGCTTAATTTTATCTGCAAGCTGAATACTTTTTTCTTCAATAGATTGTTTTAGTAAATCCTGTTTCCCTTTTAAAATAGACTTACTTTTATCAGATAAATTGGAATTTGCAAACAAGTTTAGGTTTAACTTTTTGTTTAAACCATCTAACTCATTTTGCATGGTTCTAATTTCACTTCTAGTTTCATAGGTAGAAAACTGAGAATTGTACATTCCTTTAAGAAATGGTATTGCCGCAAAAGCAAAACCAAAAGCTAAACCTGAGGTACTCGCGTGGTCCATGCCTTGCATAAAAGGTTTACCGTCTATCAGATTCTGTACTCCAACCGTTGCAGCTTCACCTGAGGCTTCTAAAATAGGCTCATATATAAGTCCTTTATATTGGGTTTTTGCGTATTCCCTCATGGAATTATTAACAACAGACTCCTTACCGTTATTCATCCAATTAAGCTTAGCTCTTTTTAAAATAGGTACTGTAGTTACTTGAGCAAAAAGACCTTCTGCTAAACCGTAGCCTAAACTTGTTGCCCATAATTTAATAGGAGAATACTCGGCTGTACCTGTAGCTATTTCATTTTGCATATCCATCATCTTGCCTCCAGCACTAGATGCTCCAATTACATAAGCGGCAGAACCTCCAGAAGCAGCCATAGCTAAAAATATAGGTAATTGATTTGCTACTTCTTGCGCTATAAATTTACCTGTATTTCCAGGTGTAGAAAAAGCTTCATCAAAAGAAACATCTCTTTGATACGAATCTCTAATTTCTTTTGTGTATTCAACGTAATCTGATCCCAGTTGAGCTACCTTTTCACTTTGCCCTAATGATAATATATTTAATCCAAGCATTGTTGTGTTTACAACAATATCTTGAAAACCTAGCCCAGCGTTTACAGCGTATTTTTCTACAAGCTCGTAATTTTTAGCAGTAGCTTCCATCGCAACATCAATATCTGATATGTCGCCTATGCTTTCAGCCATTTTGATTCTTTTATCATTATAATTGCTTATGTTCGCATTTTTTGCGTCTTCTAAAGCCATCATTATATTATAAAAACTTTTAGGTAACAAAACCTCTTCGTCTAAACCAAGAAGCATGTTTAACTTTGGGCTATTTATTTTTTCCTTAGTATCTTCAGGTATTTCTATATTTAGCTCGTCTATTATAGGTTGCAGTTTATTTTTTTGTTGAGTAATAAAATCATCAACACTTTGATTTTCGCTAGGAGTTGCGCTAAAAACATCTACAGCAGCCTGTTGTTGCTTTTGATATTTATTCGCTCCTTCTTTAGCTATTTGAGCCTCTTCATTATTTTTATTATAAGCTTTAGCTTCCTCTTTCTTAACAAAGGTTTCGCTAGCGTATAAAAATGCTTGAGCTTTTTCTGTGTTAGAAGATGCATTTATAAATTTAGCTCTGGTTTCGCGTATTGCTTCGTTTATATCAGCTTGTTTTAAATTTTGTCTTACGTTTATTTTTGCTTGTGCTTCTAAGTTTTCTTTGACACCTTTTCTTTCTAGCCTATTTATTTCTTGAGCTATTTCTTTTTGGTAAGGGTTGATTGTTTCTGTAACAGTAGTACTGGTATTAAATCCTCCTACAAATATTTTTTTATCGTAAGGTTTAAAAAGATCTGGGTTGACTATATATGCTTGTTCCGCTTCAACTCTTGCTTTATTTATTATAGGGTCTAATTCGCTATTTTTCCATTGCTTGTACTTTGCGATCATTTTATTTTTAGACCTAGTCCACTTAGGTAGATCTAAATATGATTTATTTTCATCTAAAAATTTTTCAATTTTATCGTTGTTCATGAAAGACCCATCAGATTCCAATTCTAAGATTTCTGAATATATATATTCCCCTGTTTCAGGGTTTTTAATTCTAGCTCTTAAAGCTTCGCTTCCAAGCACTGCATTTACATCACCCTCTTGTACTATATCAATTTCTTCAAAATCAACTCCAGAGCCTTCAAATAGCTGGTTAAGTGTTGGCCTGACAACCTCTTCTTCTTGATTATATATTTTAGTATTGCCTGGGTTAAGATCAAAACTACTTGTTTTTTCACTTAAGTCTATGCCTTTAAATGAATTATTTAAACTTTCAAAAACTTTTTCATTTGAAGTAGCTTTAATAGCTATTTCTTCAGTACTTGAACTTTGCGGTGTTGTGTTAAAAGCAGCGGCATATTCATCAAAAGTATCTGGATACCCTGGCTGGCCTGCTTTAGTTTCTAAATAAGTGTCTTCATATACTATAGCGCCAGGTCTATCTCCTTTACCTTTAAACTCTATAAATCTAGGTGCAGGATCTGGTGAATCCAAAGAAGTATCTACCGATTGTGATTCCGTATCTTCTGGTTCTACATACTCCGCTTGTGATGCTGTCATTGGTTGAGACACCACATCTGCATCCGCTGCAGCGTCTTTTTGAAAAGTTGGATCAAGCAAATCGGCGTCTTTTATTTTAGGTTCAGGATCTTTTGTAACGTCTTCTGACTGCAGTGAGTACCCTGCTGCTTTAGCATAAACTTCAACGCTTACCCCAGCTTCTTGGGCTAGATTTTGCATTTCTTCAACGCTTACTTTATTACCTTGTTGATTTGTATACATGCTTTATTTGTTTTGTATTGTTATTTAATTTAATTATTAGTCTGTAACTGTAACCATTTCAGACCTCATTCCAAGTATGTTTTTACCTATGTTTTTACCACTATCATCAAACAAAAACACATTTACTTTTTTAGATTTTCCTATATCCATGTTGTTGGAGTCCCTTGGAGGAGGTAATTCATAATATCTATTATCCCCTTCACCTTTAAGTACCCACGTGTCTTTTGCTGATACTTTAATTTTAGGAGCTAGCTTGTCTATAGCTTTTTGGTAAGGGGTTTTTTCTTTCGATGTTTCTTTTATTCTAGCAACAATTTTTTCATCTTTTCCTAATCCCATTTCATCTATTAACATTTCTGCATACGCTATTTTAATTTGCTTAAGTTGTGGGTCTATTACATTACCTTGCTTATCCATATCCCACATAGCTTTGTCAGGATCTATTATGGAAGGATCTTTTACAGTTTTTCCGTTTTCGTCTTTAATATAGCCCAGCATTTTATTATTACGCAATCTTATAGCTGAATTTGCTCCTAAACCTTCAATATAACCGTCAGATAAAGCTCTAATATCAGCTATCAATGCAGCTCTGTTAGGAAATTGTGACTTAATGGTTTCCTTTGTATCCTTATTAAAATTTGATTGAATTTTTTGATCTTTAAAGTAATCATCATTTCTTTGTTTAACAGCTGCTTTAATACTTTGCATGTTTTCAGTGGGATTAGGTACTATATAATCCGTTATATTCCCTCCGTTAGCATTAGTACCTATTTTGTTTCCATCCGCATCATAAGACGTAACTTTAGTCATTAACCCACCTGTTTTTGGGTCATTATAGAATGAACCAACAGAGCTACCAGGGGTTGCACCTAGTTTACCCTGAATAGCTAATCTTTTTATAATATCTTTATTTACAAACTTACCAAACCCTCCATATTGACCAGGCCCTGCTTCAAAACCGCTTTGAAGTGTGTCCATATCAGCTTGATCTTCTACTGCTTGCCGTTTAATTTGAGTTCCCATATTAGCCAAAGAAGACATTTTTAAAGTATCTTCAGCTGAAAATTGTAAAGGATATTTAAGAGACTTCATATATAATTCACCATACTCATCTATACCTTCCATAATAGCACTAGCCCAGTCAGTTCCACTATTTTTAACATCTTCTGCGTTGGCGCTATTAGCTATTTTTGCTTGAGCTTGAATAGTTTTTCTATAAAAAGCTATATTCTGTTCTTCATTTTCCCTTAATTCTTTTTGTCTTTTTTCCTCTTTTGCTTGCTGTGCTTTTATTGCACCAACAGCTGAACTAGTAACAGATTTAAGCATATCTCTAACATACTGTCCTGATTGTGTGTCTACTACTTGTTTTGGATTTCTATAACTCATGTTTTAATTTTTTATGATCATTTTGCTCCGTAATATGCACCCGCAATAGAAGTTAAGCCTCCAATTGCACCTGTAATAGCTCCTGTTCTGTCTGAAGCTGCCTGAGCCTGTCTTGCTTGTGCTCCTGCTAGTTGAGTGGAAACTCTATCTAATTTAGCATCTTCTCTGTTTTCTTGTGTTTGAAATTCAAATTGTCTACCTTGCATTTCCATTCCTTGCACTCTACCGCCTTCGCTGATTTGCAAACCTTGAACTCTTTGTTGTTCGGCCATTCTTTGCTGTTGCAATTGTTGTTCTCCCTGAGCTCTTAGTCTTTCATTTTGAGCTTCTTGTTGTTCTATATTTGCTGAAACTCCTTTCTTGCTCGCTAAAGCCGCTTGCGCTAAAGCCGTAGCTCCTCCAGCCCCTGCTCCTGTTGCTCTTATAGTGTCCAAAGTATTAGCTAGTGCTATATCAGCTTGTTCAATTTGTATTTCAGCAGCTTGTGTTGCTACACTTAGGTTAGCCATTGGATTTGTTAATTGTCCGCTTAAATCTTGCGCTAGCCCGCTTAAATTTGAAACTCCGTCCGCGGGGTTTATTATTGCTTGCCTGTTGTTTTCTAAATAATTTAACTTTCTAGTAAGTCGCGCTTTTTCTCTTCTAGCTGCTCTTTCTCTTTTTTTAGCTGCACCTCCTCCAATAATACCGCCAATTACATTAAGCGCAGCGCCCGCAATAGCAACTCCTATTGGAACAAGCGCTTGCTGGACATTACCTTGCCCAAATAAAAATATTTCTAAAAATTCTATCATGTTATTTGTTTTTATCTTCCGTATGTTGATCCTACTGCGAACAACTCTTTTAATCCACCTGGATTTGTAGTAGTATCTGTTTGCATTGTTACTGTTGTATAATAAGCTTTTATACCTGTATTACTAGGTCCGGATAATACTTGACCAGGTAAAGGGTTTGGTGAATTATTTAATATAGGGGCAACATATCTGTTTTGTTTTCTATCAAACCCAGCTCTATAAGGAATATTGCTTTCAAAATATAAACCTTCATTGTAACTATAAATTCTACTATATATGTTAGTATATGTATCTAATACAAATGTAGCATAAACTCCAATAGCGCTTCCGCTATTTATGTCTATTTGTTGCACATCTCCTGGCTGATATCCAAATCCAGGATCAATTATAGATATTTGGCTTACACCACCGCCACCGCCTACAACTATATTGACTTTCATTCCAACACCAAATCCATCTGTTGAAGTACCTACATTGTTACCTGTAACATAAAACCCGCTTCCACCGTTTGTTATAGTAAAAGTTGCTGGATCAGCAGTGCTAGTTCCTTTCTCACTATTATTAACCCATACTCCGTTGACAAAATCTGTACCTGTATCATCTGAAATTAAAGATATAACTTCCCATCCGCTCGTGCCTTCATAGTCTATTGTCTTGAATGTTTTTACTCTTGTAGGATCAGGATTTAATATTAGTTTAACAGAAGACTTATTATCTGTACCGTAAAAATTACTTCTATTAACAGCGGTAGAATAGTGTTTCCATACCGATGTACCGTTGGTTGTGAAAAACTGACCTTGCGAACTAAACCCGCTACTTGGATTGTAGTCATAAAAACTAATCCAACCATTAGTGGCTTCTTCAAAACCTAGTGTATTGTAATTATTATTATTAGCTTCTTGTAAAGATATTATGTAATTTTTATTATATATATCGTAAGAACCTATTATTTTTCCAGTTGTTCCAACTAAAGATAACTTATCTCTAAAGAAATCGATCATTCCGTAGTTAGATATTTCAGTTATACCATCTCTAGATAATCTTAATACAGCGTTTCTATTACGATCAGCAAAATATTTTTGATATCCGTAAACAGCAAAAGATTCTGGGTTAGTTGATATTCCATATTCTCCAGCATAAGCGACTATTTGACCTATAACTAAATTAGCTGTAGTTGTTATAGCAGATCCTTCTGCTGAATATATTGCATCTTTGTCTATTAAAGCTCTGTTTACTTTATCCTCTTGAAATATTATTAAGTTTGTATCTTCAGCATAAAGCTTTTGTATACTTCCCCCGGCTGGATCAACACTTCTAGTTGTTTCTTCAGCTGTACTAAATTGATTAGACTGGTTTACACCTGTTCTAGAATTAAATACTCCTGAATATATTAATGAATTTTTTCTACGTTGTTGTGCATCGTTATCTTCTACGATATAAGCTTTTACACCTAAATCTGTTGATACATTATTATAACCTCCTCGTATTCTAGACTCTTCTATATACCAATCTTCTTGCACTATGCTAGTGGTTGGAGTTGTATAATTTGTAGCTCCTGTTTCACCATTACCTATAGGAAGATCAGCTAATCTCTTCATGTAAAATGAGTTAAAATATCCTACTTCTAATGTTATTGGCATATTATATTTATTACTTGTTTTTTTCTTTTATTACAACGGAGCATCAGTACATGAATTACTCGGATTTGATCTAGGATAATTCGCATCTTCAAAATCAACTGTAAACTTAGTGAATTGATCATCTGGAGGACCTAAAGAGCATTGGCCACCAGTTATTGTTGTGGTTAAAACCCTATATTCTCCAGCAACATTAAAAATCTTTGTTATAGAAACAGCAGCATCAACTCCTACTTGTAATTCTTCGTTGTATACAAACTCTTGTTCTCCACCTATAAGCTCAGTAGCTTGACTCCAGCTACCAGATCCAATAGGTTTATATTGGATCGTAAATCCAATAATATCATCTTCTTGCCCTGCACTACCGCCTGCATTAGTAAGAGTACATGTTATAGCCACCGCTCCTTGTTCCAGAGCTCCTGTTGTATGTGTTACCGGAGGCAATGATGCACTTCCATCATTTTTAGCAAGTACATTATAAATGTTTCCGTCTATTTTACTTGTAGCTGGATATGTTACTGTTTTCGACGGACCTACTACCGTTTGCGGCCCCAAATTAACTAGCGTGCTACTCTTTAAAAATTGGACTTGTAAATTATCTCCACAAGTAGTAATCGGTGTAAACGAAGCCCCTCCGCTTCCTTCACATAAAGCTCTGTTTACTCTAGGTTCTCCAACTTGGAAAGTTACGGTTGCTGTATCTGATAACTCATTAGGTGAGCCATTACCATTAAGATCAGTTACCTTGACTATCACATTGTAAAGCGTATCGTCAATTAATTCTTCAGTAGAAGTTAAATCACCTGTATTTTCATCTATAGAAAAATCTGTTCTACTCGGATCTAATGACCATGCTAATTCTCGAGTATTAACACTTGTTTTTGCGCTACCGTTTACAGCTGCTAATGTATTTATTATAATTTGGTTTGCTTGCGTTGTTCTATTTGTAGGTTGTGTAAATGCACTTATTACAGGAGCTGAATTTTTTAACGATATCTTTGGTAATATTATAGTGTCAGGAAAAGTTCCAGCACCACTAGTATAAGTTGTGTTAGCTGTTATAGTATATACGCCTGTATAACCTAAATCTACAGTGGTATCATAAAAAAATGTAGTGTTAGTTTTAATTTCAAAACTTGTTCCGTTTTGTGTTATCGTAAAAGGAAGGTTATTAGGATCTGAAGCTATATTATTTCCATCTATTATACTTATACTATCTATATTAACAAGAGAAGCATTTATAGCAGTCCCTGCGCCGTCTAAAAACTGGAAAGGTGTTCCTACTATAGTTGAAATTGCTGCATTTTCAAAAAAGTCAGCAGCTGCAAAATTAGAACTTGTTAATCCTCCATACTCAGAATCAACTAAAGCATTTAATTCTGCTAAATTTCCAGATAACGACGTTTCAAAAAATATATCTAATAAAGATTCAACTGGCTCTGTTTCAGCTACGGATAAGAAAGGTACCATAGAAAATACAGGACGATCAGGAGGCGGGGGCGGAGCGTTTACAGAGAAGGTAGTAACATAAGCACCTATTGGATTATTTATATTTTCTGATTGATTGCCTTTCATAACAAAAGGATTTGAATCTGCACTGTATAAAGGTGCATCTGGTCCTGAAGTTCCCCAAGGTATAGAACCTGTAGGTTCAGGTGTTTCATTTACACCTGATATAGCACCGCCGTAAGGAGGATTCTCATACTCATAGACACTTAATATCTTAGATTCTCCATACTCTCCTTTTTGCGCGTCTGGCTTGAAAGGTATAGCTTGTATTTCCATGTCTCTGACTGTAGCTATTTGTATAACCTCTTGCTCTATTCCAGCTGGATAGTACTGAGCGTTCCATGCTTCAGTTTTTGGATATATTGCACCGCTTTTATTATTTATAAGCGGATTATTAACTCTAATATATAGACCTTCATCACTTCCGAAATCTCTATCATTAGGGCCTACTTCCTTTAGATTTCTAGGTATTTTATTTACATTGTCACCTAAAAGAGTTGTGAAAAAACTTTTATTTCTTTCATTATTTTCAGTAACAGGATAGCCGTTAACAAAACCAGGTAAATAAACATTATAATATTCTTGTTCTGTTTGCTTTACTACTATTTTGTAAGAAAACCAACCTAAAGGATTATCAATAGAATATATACCAGGAGTTCCTGTAGCTGGATTGTAGGTTGACTGTACAGCTTCATTTAAAGTAACTACTAAAGCATCTCCTAGCCAATCTAAAATTGGGGTAGCGGTTTGCTCGGCTAAGTTATTGTAAGGATTAAAAACAGTAGATCCCGATATGCCCGGAACATTGTCATAAGATGATAAAATAACATCTGATTGTCTACCGTATCTGTCTGAAAGTACAAAGCCTACTTGATACGTTCTGTTTTGTTTTAATTGATGTTTTGGGAATTGAGTATAATTATCAAACTTTATAGATTTGTTACTAGCGTTTGCGCTAAAAGCTATTGAGTTCGGCCCCGTGTGTCTGTCTAAGTAATTTCCATAAACTATTCTGTTACCTATAACTTCTTGAGCAAGAGCTCTTACTGGAACTCTATCTGATACCCTAGTTACTTGATTGCTGGGTAATGTTTTATATGGCTTCGTAGAGCTATAATCGTAGTCTAAAAAGTATTTAGTATTTATACCGTGAATAGCATCGTGAAATGCTATTGAGGAAAAGGTAGGTGATGGATTAGACAATTGTACTGTTTCAAGTACTTTTACCGCTAAAGCGTCAGACTCTTTATATAATATATCAATATCTGTTATTTTAAAGTTACTGATTAAATTTTCTGGTGTATCTTCCATTACTGGAATTCTTAGCAATATATTGTTTATGTTATTTTCAAACCAAGCAACTATAGTAGATTTATAAGCGTCATCCATATCTTCTGTAGGAGATAACAAGCCTCCGCCAAATTGACTGTATTGTTTTGGTATAAACATAGGTTGGCTAAAAGGCGCCATTAAAGAATATTCGTTATCTTCAAATTTAAACCTATAACTAAACCTTACAAACTTATCCTCTAAAAAATTTTCATCACCTTTCCAATTAGCGTCATAATCAGGGTTATCGCTTATTGATATAACATCTGAATCAGCAGTTGTAGTTTCTTTATTTAGTTTTATAGATATAGATTGTGAAGGTGTGACCGCGTCATTGTCTAGCACCTCAACAAAAGAAACTCTAGTATCAGGATCTATTCCTGGCCCACTAACTAAATCACCTACTTTAGGTATTCCGTTATTACCGCTGTATAAAAAATCAACATCAGCTCCGGTTGCGCTTATAGTGTATACAGCTGTTATTGGATTAGGTGTTGGTAAAGCCGGAGAAGGAATAATTGTTACAGCACCTGAAGAATGATTAGACATAAATAATCTATTCTTATTAGTCATAGAAGGTCTGCTGAAATCTAAAGGAGTACCATCTATTATAGTAACAGGAATAGATAATGTTAATGTGTTTGCTGCAACAGGAGGAATAGCTAGCGGATCTACAGCAGGTTTTCCTATAACTGTAACTAATTCTAATATTTGTTGTGCACCAAGTTTTACTTTATCAGTAACAATATCACCTACTTTTATACCGGTAGAATCTGCTACAACTATAGTATCGGAAGCTGTAACGTCCCCATTTAAAGTTGTTTGCACCCTCTCCATAGCTAGTATTGGCTCAAAGGGAGCATATTTAGCTACAGATATTTGATCTTCTGTTGTGTAATGAGATGAATTACTAGTTGCTAAAGAAACATTTATTTTTCTTGGTTGGTTTAAATTGTCTGTCCAAAACAATAAATTTTCAATTAAATTTATACCAGTTATTATGTACCCTTGATTAAAATTTAAAAAACTACCTTGAACCAGTATTAAAGGGGGGTTTGTTGAAGACAGGTCTACACTTACTATATAACACTTAGCTGTTCCTGGAGCCCTAGATTCATCACCTGGATTCCAATCAGTAGCCATAAAGTAAGCCATGTTTGAATTCTCATCAATAAGTTTACCAATTATTTCTGTTGTAGCAGGCGCTCCTATAGAGGTTAAACTAGATATAGCTATATTACCTAAAACATTTTCAAACTCACCCACTGTAGACCCTTCTGATCTACTTATAGATAAGTTTCTAGCTTCTCTATATTCACCATTAGGCACAATACGAGAGTCAAGATCTTGGTTCATTTTCCCCTTAAGAAAAGTATTTTTAACTTCAGCCATTTAATTTTAGTGTTTAATCCATTTAGATTTACCTCTCATTGTTTGAACTATTTCGTCAAGCTTAATGTTTGATAATCTTATTTTAGCATTTCTTAATTTAGAGCTTCTTTCTTGCTTTAATCTTCTAACTATATATTCAGGTTGATTTATTCTGGAAGCTACAATAGCGTGGCTTATATGAGCATATAAGGCTTCTTCAGCCATCTTTGGTACTTTAGTGTCTTCATCGTAAGCTAATCCATCAGAAATGTATTCCAACACTATCAACTTATTAGCTAAGTTACTTGAAAAAGAAAACTTTCCTTCTCTGTGATTTATACCAAACCATCCGTTGATTTGGGAATATTGAGGATCTAACCCATACTGTTGACCAAGAGCTCCGTCTATTCCATTAAATCTACCATAAGCATCAAAAGCAATATAAGCATTGTCAATAATTTCCCTACCGTTTATTAAGTTATCATTAGCCTTAGCCCATCTTTCTTCTGTTATTGAAGTTCCTTCTAGATTTTCGCCAAAATTATCTTGGGTAGGTAAGCCTAAATTATCTTGTAATGGTGTTGAAAAAGGATTTATAGTTAAATTGTTAGCTGGATATATAGGTCTTTTTACACCTAAATGATCTATCCATGACATCTTAACATAATTTACATAGTCTTGAGGTATAACAACGCTTAAACTAGGGGGGATGTTTAACTCTTGAGACTTTATACTATTTAATGTATCATAACTAAATTCCTGTAAACCTCTTTTAGCATGAAATATAATGTCGGTTCTTTTGCAGCTTGGTATTAATTTACCAGTACCTACATAAGCTACCTGAAAGTTATTTATAATATCTCTAAGTTTTATATAAGAATAACTATCGTAATTGTCTTCAACAGCTTGACCAAAAGCATCTCTGTTCCCGTATTGACCTCCGTTTAAAGATTTTAATTGAACTACTATACTTGTATTAGCTGCTAAGTTTCCATCTATAGTTATTACGTTATTAGCAACTGTGTATGGTAACACGTACTCGGTATATGTTAAAACACCTGGCGCAGCGGTATATAGTTTAAAATTATTTAAAGCATAGTTAGTCTGTAAAGGATCACTGCTACCTAAAACTAACTCAGTATCAAATGTAGTTGTAAATGACTGGCCAAGACCGGCTGCAGATAGAAACCTTTGAGAGCCTGCATAGTACTGCTGATTACTTTCAGTTATTAATCCCATGTGTTATTATGATTTTTCGTTTATGTCTTCTTGTTGTATTTGTTGCGATGCTACTTGTATTATAGTAGGATCTTGTATTATAACTCCTGAGTACAATAATATACCTGTTATTAGATCTACTTGCTCTGATACATGAAGTTCAAAATTTGTAGATGATGATGGATTATATAAGAATTGACCTAAAGATCCAATAGAATATCCCCATTGTGGTTGATTAGGTTTCTTTATATAAGAAACACTGATATCAGAAGTTATAGTTGTAGGAAAAACTTGTAGCTTTTCATCTTCATATAAAAATATAGGCTGAACTTTTGTAGCCGCTGTTAATGGCGATCTTTGAATTAAATAAAATTCATTACGTTCTACCATTTGAACTAAGGTATCATTTTTGTATATAACTGTACCTAGTCTGTAAAAATCAGATGGATATAATTCCGCTATTATAATATCATTAATAGCAGGAGCAGTAACAAAAGTTATGTTATTTGATGTTGTGTTAAAAGAATATTGTGCTGGAGATGTTTGTAGTACTCCATTTTTAAAAACTTTAATTAAAGCATTTTGTGATTGTGAAGGAGACCAGTTAGTTACATTATATATTGTATTTGTAGCTGGATTTGGTAAAGCCGGTACTGTAAATGTTTGAGTAGATGTTGCAGTAGTGGAAGTTGTTGGTAAGTTAAAATAAGGCGTAGCAAAAGTTGCTGTACCTATTCTTTTAAAAATATCTAGTTTTTCTTCTAGATTTTTTACTCTGTTAGCATATTCGCTATCGTTTTCTGGTATACGTAGTTGCTGGTTAAGATCGCTCATATATTTTTCAAATATACCTAACTGAACTTGATTACCAACTTTATTAAATTCGTCTGGAGTTATGTACCCTCTTTGTTGCTGATTAAGTATTAGCAACACAGTTTTATAAACTAAATCTACGTTTATAGCCATTATTTTGTTTTTTTTATTATAATATAACCGACCACTTAATGCAGCCGGTATATTATATCATTACATGTTAATCTAAGTTTTTCTCTACAGATCTGAATACTTCAACACCCTCATCGGTCTTAAAATAAGCAGCCATAGCAGAATAAGGATTTTCATCGAAAGGAACTGTCATTAGTTTTCTTCCATTAGATCCCCAAGTGAATGTTCTTTGATCTTGTGATAAAACTATTATTCCAGCTTCTTGAGCTCTAATAGCTACATTCCTAAGATGTACATTTTCATCATTAGCAAGTTCTATAAACAAAGCAGGATTTCTTCTAGCAAACATAAGCAAGTCTCTTTTAAGCTCCTTAGAACTCATGTTACCAACCTCAGATCCAATTTCAACTCTCATTATTGCTTCAGCCTGGTCAATATCTATATCTCTAGCCGCGTTTACAGCATCGTTTTGTAAGAATAAAATATCTAAATCATCTTCAGCTTGTTCAACAGCGCTAAACTCTTCGTATAATTTTCCTTTTAAAGGATGATACAGGCTTAACAATAGTTGTAAGTTTTTTTGTTCTTTGCTAACTTTTAAAGTTCCATCTGAAAATCTAATGTGACCTAAAGTGCATTCTCCTTTTTGCTCATCAACTAATGGTGAGTCTTGATTTGTAGCATATCTTATTTCTCTTTGCTTTCCAGTTTTAGAATCAAAATATAACAAAGAATGTTTCTTTGTATGTTTACCTGGTATTGTTAAAGTTAAAGGTGATTTATTACCTTTTAAATAGTATACTCTATCTTTTATTTCCCAACTTGGTTTTGTTGGTTGTTTTTTCGTAGGGGTTTCTACCACTACTTCTTGCTGAGGAGCAACCTCAACTTTCTTTGCTGGTGCTTTTTTTGCAGCCATAATATAATATAATTAAATAATTTGTAAGTGTGACAATAGCTAGTATATATTAATAGTAGTAGGCTATCGTCGTATAAAAGTAATAATTACCCCCGTAGTTATTACGAGGGTAATATTACATTAATTTTGAATCCTTAGATTCCTTTGAATAATACAAAGTTGTTAGCAGCTTGAGTGATCAAACATCTTTCAGATAGGAAGTTTACTTCCATAGCATCTAAAGTAGATGTTGCAGCACCACCAGCAGAACCAGTTAACCAAGATTTCATTCTTCTATCATCTGATTGAGAAGCTCTATATCTTACGTGTAAGAAAGGTCTTCTGATGTTAGTTCCTAATACTTGATCATAAACTGTAGAAGTTCCAGCAGGTACTAATACTCCTTCAACAGAGTTGATACCATTGATTCCTCCACGAGTTGATGCATCGTTTAAGTATTTCCAGTCAGTTTTGTAGAAGTCGTAAGAACCTCTTCTGAAACCAGAGAAACCTAAATTTAAAGCCATTTCCTCAGAATTTTCAAATAATCCAAAAGCAGTACCTCCAGCGAATCCACCAGAAATAGAAGCTAACATATCGTCAAAGTCCAAAGATGTTTGTCTTTGTAAGAATAACATGTTTTCTTCGATAGCTCCTTGAGTATCTAAGTTCTTTAAAATAGCATCAAATTCATCTAAACCAGCAGCAGCAGTAAATCCTACTTCTACGTTTCCACGTGTTTGAATAGCAGAGAATAAACCTTCAGATCCTGGAGATGTTGTTGGTACAGCAGGTAATTGATTATACTCAGCTTCTACCATACTCATTTCTAAATAGTCTTCAAAACGTAATCTAGTTTCAGATTGAGCTTTTAAATACCATAAGTATCCTGATGTTCCATCTTCAGTCGCAACTTCTACCCATCCGATTTGTGCCATATCAGAACCATTTACTACGTATTGGCTTCTTAATATGATAGGAGAGTTAGAAAATTGAGTTAATTGAGGCTCAACAGAGATACGCCCTTGATTCGCTCCACCTGCAGCAAAAGCACCATCCATGCTTTGACCTTTTTGGTATTGAGAACCGTATACAAACACTTTACATCCAACCGCTGCTAGAGCTGCAGTTATTTGAACATTATCAAAAGGCTGTACTACAATATCAGTTGCAGCAATAAGAGATCCAGCGTAAGCTCCAGAATCAGTTACTAATGCTTTGCTTTCTTCTCCTGTTGCAGGATTTAAAAATACAATAGTATCATTGATTGAAATAACATTCTGTAATCCAGCTGTTCCAGGAGCGAATAATGTAATAGTACTAGTCGTACCAACAGCACCATTTACAACTCCAACACCTTGATAAGATATATGTAATCTGTTTTGTTCAGACCAAATTACTTGATCACTTGTCATTGGCATTTCAGCGCCAACCATTCTTAAGAATCCAGATAACGTTCTGTTTCCATAACGCTCTACTTCTTGTTCATAAATTTCTGGTAAATACTGTTGAGCGAACGTGTTTGTATCGCCAGCTCCTGCACCACCGTTAAATTGTAGGTAGTTACTGTTTAAAATCTCTTGCGACTGCGAAGGGATTAAACTACCAAATTGAGGACTTAAACTCATAATAATAATTTTTTAGTTAAATTTTTTTGTTTTTATTTTTAATCTTGAAGAATCTTGACCGCTTATAGACCTAACCTTTAAACCATTAATAAATTTACCTTCTTGCACCTGTCTAGGTTGTGCGCTTGGGTTTTTAGATTTACCTATAATATCTTTGGTAGCATCTGATTTCCCTTGCTCATAAAAGTGATTGATAATAGTATCTGCATTAGATGCCATAAACAAAGCTTTGTGATAACCTTTAGTGTCTGTTACTTTACCTTCTTTGTTTAGAAACTTTCCTACAAAGTTGTTAATGTTAGACTGGTCTTCTGCGACTTTACTTGGATCCTGTACTCCATACCTAAACTTTTTTCCACTAACATTAAATTCAAAACCTTTGAATTCGTTATTGAAATAGTTATTAGTTTGAGATTTAAAATCCTCATGCTGCCTAGTAGCTGTTTCTTGATCTTCATTGTAACGGTTGAAAAAATCCATAGCTTTTTGTTGTTCCTGAGTTACGCCGGGTCTCAACTTGATTTCGTCGTAATATTTACTCTTGGTTTCTTCCAAAAAGTTTTTAGCTTTTGCAACTTCTTCTTTAAACGCAATTTTTTTCTTGCGTATATCTCTTTCCTCGTCTATATCTTCATCGTAATCGTAGTCTTCTAATAGTAGGCTAACGTCATCTGATTCTAAATAAGGTTTTGTTTTTTTATAGTATTCTTTTAATAGTGTTTTATCATCAACAGAAGAATAGTCTGCATTTAGTCTAACGTAGTCTTCAACAGTTCCTCCAGTATCCTCCATAAAAGCAACTAGCTTTTCAACGTTTTCTGGTAAAGGCTTACCTAAAATTTTTTCATCTCTTACTGCTTCTTTTGCTTCTTGAACTACTTGCTTTACTTCTTCAGTTATTTCTTGCAGCGGCAAATCTTCTTTAACATCTTCAATGGGCCCTGAGTTTCCTTGTCCCACTTCTTGCAATCCCACTTTGGGTTGTTCTGTATGTAACACGCCGCTCTCTGTGCTTTGCTCTTGAATGGCATTCGCTTCTTGTTTTAATTCGTCTTTAGATATAACAACTTTTGTTACATCTGGCTCTAAATTTACTAAAGGTTCTTTAATATTAACCTTTACTATTTCAGGCGCTTTGTTTGATAATTGTTTTGGTCTTTTGGATTTTCCTTTTAAACTAAAGTCTCCTTCCTGCTTAACAGGTTCATTTGTTTTTGTTTCTGACATAATATAATATAATTAAATAATTGTTTGCAATTTTAACTAGGGCCAAACTCTTCTAGTCCAAAACCACCCAGAACATCATTACCTGATGATTCAAAATTCTTAGGTAATCCTTCTGTTTGTCTTTGTTGTATTAGTTCGGATTGTTGTGTTCCTTGTAATTTTATTCTTTGATCTTTTCTATCTTCAATTTCTTGCTCTTTTGCTTTTGTTGCACCCATTTGAGCCTGAGCTAGTTGTATATTGTATTGAAACTCTTCAGCCATTAGCTCTCTTTTTATTTGAGCCTCTGTCTGCATTCTTTGTATTTCAAATTGTGATTTAGCTTGTTCAATACTAACTTTCTCCTGAGTTAATGCTTGTTGTTTTTGAACTTCTGCCATAGCCGCTTTTTCTGCAGATTCAGCATTGGCTTGAGCTTGAGCTTGAATATTTGCTTGCTGCTGCTCTTGTTCTCTTTTAATTTTTTGTGTTTGTCTTAGTTTTATGAATTGATTAGCTAATTTAGTATTTTTTATTTCTCGTATATCTATTGCATCAGATAAAGCAATTGTTCCTGTTTGCAAGGCCATTTGAATGTTTTGCTCAAGCAAAGCTTTTTCTTCTTCTTCAGGCTCTAATTGAATATAAATACCAAAATCATGCAATTGTAAATTCATTAGTTCTTCCAACGTTTCAGCATTAAATGTACTTATGGAATTTATTAAAGAATTTTCAGTTAAAGGGTTTTGAATTAAATCCGCTACTTTTAAACTTACATTTTCGCAAGTTCTAACTGTTAAGTATAATAACGACTCTAGTAAATGTTTTGTAGCTGTGTTAGAGGCGTTAGCGGCCATTTTTTGTAATCCAAGTAAAGCATCTTTGTCTGGGGCACTACCATCTCTTGCCTCGTTTAAACCAGTTACGTCTCTTATCATTTGAAGATAATATTGATACGTACCAATTAAACTTTGTATTTTAGCTTGTCCCGATGACGATGACAATTCTTGAATAGGAACTTTACCTCTATTTAATTCACCATCTTGCGTGAGTGATCTACCAACAATAGAACCAGTTTGGAAATACATATTTAATGCTTCCGCTGGATTATAATTAGTTCCATTACCTAAATCAACTTCAGCTAAACCATCCATATCTAAGAATACACCATCTGGTACTATTCTAGACATTACTTGTTGTAATTTTAAATGGGTTAATTGAATCATATCAGCAAAACCTGTAATTTTACTTACTAAAGATTCTATTCTACCCTTATACATTCTAGGCGCAGATATACAGTAATTCATATTTACTTTAGTTGTATCCGCGGTAGGTCGGGTCATATTTTCTGCCATCTTCCACTCCAGCATGTAATTGTTTCCAAGAACTTTAGCTCCAGTATATAAAACTTCTATAGATCTAGATACTCTATCAAAATTATCATTTTCTGGTGGATTAAAGGTGTCAGGTTTTTCTAATGTTTTTTCTAAGCCTTGATCTGTTTTCTTTATTTTAAACACTTGATCAACATAAGTCTTGTACTCAAAGTACATAACCTGCACAGTGTTTTGATCATAATTTGCCCAACCAGTAACGTATTGAGAATTGCCTGGCATATTTTGTATTCTTTGAAGCTCTTCATCTGGTATATCCGGAAATTGTTTTTTTAATTCAGGAATACTTATAGCTTTAACTTCTCCTACATAATATATGTCTTCAAAATTTGGATCTTCCGTGTATGAATAAACTATACGAGCGGGGTCAACATAATCAATTTTAATACCTTCGCTTAAATCAAATCTTGTTTTTACTGCTCCTATACCTAAAACAGCTAAATCGTAAGCAACTCTTGCTTTAGTTTGATCATATTTATTAAACGCTAAAACATTATTAATAACCTCTTCTTCTGCTATTTCAACATTCTGTTTGTAAGTCATTTGCATGTGAATATCTAATTCCTCTTTGCTTTCTGGAAGATCTTCTAAATTTCCAGTTCGAGCCATATCCATCCCTAATTCTTGCTTTATATTTTCAAGCATAGGTTTAGCATTCATGTCTTTTTCAATAGCAGCCGCGTAATCTGTTCTGCTCTTAACAGAAAAAGGATCTTGTGCAAATGTCGTAATATCATAAGATTTGTTAGCCATTCCGTTAACAACAATATCTACAAATTTAGATATAACAGCAACAGGTTTCCAATCTAAATTAAGATAAGATAAGTCTCCGTTTATTGATAATTCATCTTTATATTTTTGAACACTTTGTTCACCCCTAGCGTATAATCTTAACCTATGAAAGGTAGCGTAAGATTGAACGTATCTATTTCCAGCTCTTCCCTCTTGAAACCATTCTCCTTCTATAGCTCTACCTACTTGTATACCATAATCTAAGCTAGATTTTTCAGCCTCGCTTACTACCTGGCTTGGAAATGAACTGTTAGTGTTAGTCTGTATTATCATTTATTTTATTATTTTAGACATACCGCCTTTATTGTCGTATCGTTTAATACCTAAATCTATAGCTTTATATTCTACTTTAGCTCTAGGTATATATCTATTTTTATTGCAAGCCATTAATGCTAATCCTGAACTTATAGAGGCATCATGCTTCGTTCTATTGTTTATATTAAATCTTGCCCAATCCTCTAATGTTCTTTGAAAATACATATTTCCATACCCTGTTTCTAGTAATCCTACTCTGGTATTTATGTATGTTTCTATAGCTGCCGCATGTGCTTGTTTTATATCTTCACTTGAATTAGGTATTCCACCTATTTCTCTTTCTGTTACGGAAAGCTTTAATTTATCAGGTCTATTCATAGAGTATCCCCTATAGCCTCTTCTTTTAAAATGATACAGTAATCTAGGCTTATTATTCTCGGCTAATATTGGCATACCATAAAATACGCAAGCCATCAATACATCTTCAAAAAATATTTCTGCAGTTTGTGGTCTTGCTATATATTCTAAAAAGAAATGATCCGGAGGAACATTTTCCATACTAAATTTTGTTAAGCCATGCAAAGAGCCATTAGATCCTCTTCCATCTACAGTACCTGATATATCATAACTATCACACCCAAAAGCGCCGCAATGCTCGTTTCCTGGATATTTCTTACCATTTTTAATTATCATTCGGTTTTGCAGCTCAATTGGTGGCACCCAAGACACTTTGAATCTACCATCTTTATTTGGTATAAATATAACTCTAGAATCTTTAACACCATCTTGCCATTGAAAACTACCTGTAGTTATAACAGCGGTATTTTTTAAATCAGCATTATAATCTATTTGCTCATATATTTTAGCTAGGTTAAATAAAGATTCTTTAGCTTCGTCTCTGAAAGCATGTTCTACTGTTCTTGGAAACTGACGATAAAATTCATTAAGACCGTCTTGATCTTCTTTCAACCCCTCAACTTCGTTTTGCCAATACTCTATTACGCCCGTATCAATTAAATCTCCTTGAGGTCCTTCAACCGGTTTTTTTGGTGTATTGAATACAGGTAAGCCATAAGAATCAATGTATCCTTCGTAGTTCCATTCCATAGGTATGAACAAAGAATAGAGTCCTGAACGAGTCTGTCCATTGGCGTTTCTTTTGTTAACGTCTGAATCATAATATAATTTCTTGTAGTTAGCCCCTCCTTTGTCTAATGCGTTTGATGTTGATCCCATCATACACTTGCCTATAATTCTAGATCCTAATCTTAAACAAGTTTTAGTTACCCTCCAGTTGTTTAATATATTTGTGGGTTTTTCCCACTTGCCACTTTCATCGTGTACTAATAGTTTTAATTTTTCACCGTCGTACGAGTTGTCCCCTGTGTTCTTCCAGTCGATCGTGGTGTCGAGCCCGGAGATCTCCTTAAGTTTCTCGTTGGTGTCAAGTTTCTTTCTGGTAAACTTCGACGCCGGTACCCTGTACGCGAGCTCTGTCTTCGGCCTGTCCATACCGTCCTGGATTGGTTTGAAGAAGAAGGGGTAATTAACTGAAATGGGTACGACCTTATCAGTAAACATCTTTTTGGCGTCTGGCCCGGACTTTGATAAAATGCCAAATCTTGAATCTGTGGATATTGTTGCCTGATTAACCGTTTCGCCTGATGCCATGAAAGAGAAACCTGACCGTCTGTTCTTAAGATAACACATTCCGTAACACCGTTGATCTGCCTTACAGCCTTCCCAGAATAAATAGAATAATCTGTTTGATTCCCTAAAGTCTGGCTGCCCAACGTCAATCTTGGACCACTGCAGGTACATGTAGTTAGTACCAGTAATATAAGTAGGCTTGTCTTTATTAATAAACCAAAAACCATCTTCACGCCTTTTAAACTCTGTGTCAATATAGTCATACCATTTTTCTTTAAATTCAACGGGATATTCATCCCAGTCAAATACTGATTTAATTCTTTTTAATTCTTTAGGATATTCTGTATGTTCCCATTTATTAGTTGAAAACTCTTTTATATCTTTTTCTTTAGGTAAAGCTATTCTTAATCCTTGTATATTATATATCTCTCCTATTTCCCCGGTTTTACTTATTACAACAAAATCATATTCTTTATTGTAACCGTACTCCCATTTCTTATATCTATTTAGTCTACTTAAAACTTTAGGTTTTATAGCATCTTTGACAACATGGTATAATGTTTGCTTATACATTACCTAGATCTTCCTTCTGCAAATCCTCTAAAAGCTTTTTCTTCTTTTACTTCTTTTGGATTATCATTCAACAAAGCTTCTTCTGCTTCTATTCTAGTAAGTATTTCGAAAGCATCGAATATAGCTAATTTTTTTGTAGCCGCAGCATTTTTTAATCTATCAGCTGTTATATCATCACCTGAATCAACAATAGCCTCTTTAGCTACTTTAATTAATTCTTCAACTGCTTTTTGCCCAGCTAGGATTATACTCTTCTTCGTTTCCTTCGTGTTCATACTTAATTACAATATCATTAGATTTCATACAATAAACTCTTTGCTCATCTATAACAAAATCCCATTCACTGTTAGGCGTGAAGCCTACTACATCCCCTGGGACTATTTTAAGCGCTTCTAAGGACTTATTACCATATTTTAATATACCAATAAGCTTTTGTTCTTTATCTAGCTTTAAAGAGTCTTTATTTTTTAAAGGCATTACGAAACATCTGTTTCCAAATGATTGCCAATCTCCTGTGTTCTTATACAAATATATTTGATCAATAGCACAAAAATATAATCCATCTTTAAAAAATGATCTACTATTTTTTTTAACACCTTTCATATCATAGAATACTCTAAATACATTTTGATGTACTACTATTATATCTCCTTTTTTTATATTTGTTTTAAAAGCTTTTGGTGTTTCTACAACAATAGCTAAATTGTTTACAGATTTCCAACTTTCTATTTTAGTATTTAAAATTAAAGTTTTATCACCAATCTTTTTTTCATTTT